GCGCGATGCGCTTCTCGAGGTGCGCGTTGATGAGCTCGAGCCGCTCGATCGCATCGACCAGGCGCTCGACCTCGACGGAGGTGGAGGCCGACTCCCCCTGGTCGCCGGCCTCCGATCTCTCCGACTCCACGACCACATCGCTGTGGTCGTCGTTCATCTCGGGCTCAGGATCGACGCCAGACCAGAACTGGCGAGCCTCGACCTGCTGCCCGAGGTACTCGTGGCGGAACTCGGCGACGAGCTCGCGGTCGTAGCGGCCAGCCTCGATGGCCTCGCGCAGGAACGCCTCGACACCATCGGCGTCAGCAGCACGCATCTTCACCGCGTCGGGGTCCATGCCCACCGGCACCGCGCTGAACTCGACAAGCTGCGCCCGCTCGATGATCGAGGAGAACTCGTTCACATTCGCGATGCTCTTCATCTCGCGCTCCGTCGGCTTGCGAGCCTGGAGCACATTGAAGCCGACAGATCCGCCAGGCATGAAGCCCGCCTCAACCATGTCGTGGATCATGTCGTTGAACTCGGAGATCCCCTCAGGAGTGAACTCGGCGTCGCCGGCGAGCACTCGACCGTAGGGCATCTTGTCCTTCTTGACCTTGTTCATGCGGCCAAGGGGAGGACGGTTCTCGGCGACATTGTGGCCGAACAGGAACGGCTGCTGGCGCTTCTTGAAGTCCTCGAGCTCCCAGCCGCTGACCTTCACCACATCGCGGAAGAAGCCCACCGCGTTCTCGGTGCTCATCACATAGCGGTAGGTCCGGTCGCCCTGAGCCTCGGGCTTGTCCTTCATCGCCCGGCGATGCGTGATGCCCTCGCCGACCCGCATCTTGCGGAAGTCATCCGGGTCGATGTTCAGCGACCGAAGGTCGTCGAGCGTGAGCTCGCCGGCCTCCAGCTTCGTCTTGGCTTCTTGAAACTTGCTCATCACTCAGGCTGGGCGTACTCGGCCGCGAAGAAGCGGCAGCGACAGTTGACGACCTCGGCAGCATTCGCCGCCTGCGGGTCTTGAGGGAATCGGAGCCCGTTGGCAAAGGTCGAGCCAATCTCGATCGTGTCGCCGTCCAGGGCCATGTGCGACGGGCGCACCGCCTCGTCCTTGGCAGAGCTCCAGCGGATCTTGGTCACGCCGCTGCGCTGGTACTGCGCGTAGCGAGCGGTGTTGGAGGCGATGCCCGTCTCCGTCTGGACGATGGTCGCGGCTCGAGCCTCCTTGGTCCCGAAGACCTGGCGCAGCTCGTCGGTCAGCGCCGGCAGTTCATCCTTCACCAGCTCGCGCAGGCTCTTCGCAGCGTCGGCATCGGAGAGGCCCTTGGCGAGGACATTCTTGACCCGGTTCGACAGCCTCGAGGTCACGCCCTCGACGAGCCGCGTCTTCTGCGAGGTCAGCGCCTCGATGACGCTGGCGTCGCTCATCGTGAGAAGGCTGCCGCCGACCTCACCGTGCGCCTCGGCGATGGCCTGAGCCCAGACCTCGCGGAGAGCCGTGCGGACCTCGCGCTCGAGCGCAGCAGCCCAGACCGAGTTCTCGAGGAGCAGAGCATCAAACGCCTCGTCGCTAATGCCCTGGGGATCGAAGACCTCATCGACGACATCCCGCAGGTGCTCGGCGATCGTCGCCCGGCCACCGTTGGCGATCTTGCGGAGGTGCGCGAGCTGCGCCGTCTCGTATCGCTCGAACCAGCGGGCGACGCGCTTCGTGAACGGCTCGAGGAGCTCCTCGATCGCCGGGGAGAACTCTCGGCGCTGGGCCGTCTCACCGCAGCGGCAGGACTTCTCGCACATGTCGATCGCCACCGCGACGACCTGATCGTTCTGCCACTCCGGGTTCTCGTCCGCGATCTCGCTGATCTTGCGGTCGAGGCAGTCCCGACGCGACTCGCCGGCCTGGCGGCACGGAGGGCTGCGGAGCTCCTCGGGCTGCGGATCGCCGTCCTCCGAGCGCAGCGACCTCGAGCCCTTGCCCGGATCGAAGGCCCAGTTCTTGAGGCTGATGTCGCGCTTCGAGGGGCAGCCCTTGACCGCCGGCTCGCCCTGCTCCATGCCCTTCATGCGAGCGATGAAGGAGATCGTGCGCTTGGCGTCCTTGATCTCCTTGGAGCCCCAGTCGCCCTTCTTCTTGCGGAGCAGGTTGAGGTTCCGGTCGATCACGGCCCGGGAATCGACGCTCGCCTTGCGGCTGCACTCGTTCTCCGCCCACCGCTCGAGCTCCGAGGCGCTCATGTTCACCGACTCGCGCCAGGAGCCGTACACCTCGTCGAGCTCGTCCTCGGCGCGACGACGCTCGAGGATGTCGGCCATGCGCTCCGCAGTGTCCTCGGGCTGCTCGCTGCCGAGCTCCGTGAGGCCCATCGCGACCCACTTCCGGTCGCCCTCCTCGAAGGGATCGACCTCGACGCCGAGGCGCTGGAGCATCTCGTTCGCCGTGATGCCGACGCCCGTGGCCGCGATCTCCGAGGCGATCTTGAGCTTGTCGCTCACATCCTCCTGGAGGACCTCGACCTGCCCGCTGTCGAACACCGGCACCAGTTCGCTGACGCCAGGCAGCACGCGCTCGAGGCGCGGCAGCAACTTGTATTCGAGCACATCCGCCGTCATCTCCGCGAGCGACAGGATCCCGTTCGGACCCGTCCACATCTCACGGTGAGCGGTCTGGACATTGTTGTAGGTCGCAGCGTCGTAGATCCCGACCACCGGCCCAGGGACGCCGAGCGCGGACAGGATCGAGTCCCGGAGCCAAGAGCTCAAGTTCTCGTAGGCCATGTCCGACGGCTTGACCGGGTTCGGCATGAACTTGGCCCCGCGGTCCAGGACCTTGATCCGGCGAGCGTTCTCGGCGTTTCCGAACTCGTCCTCGGCTGCCGCCTGCCGGCGCTCGAGCTCGTCGATCCCGAGCTTCTCCTCGAAGATCAGGAAGCCGCCCGGGTCGCCGTTGTTCCGCACCGCTCCGTCCATGTAACGGAACGCCTGGAAGTAGAGATCGACCTCGCGCATCACCGCCCGGACATCGCCGAGGCCGCGCACAAGGTTGTAGGGGTCGTAGTCCCGGAACTGGATGACCGCGGCCTCCGGCCAGGTCAGGCTCTCGCCGCCGCGCTTGACGCTGTAGCGGAAGGCCACCGGCCAGCCGGACTTGCCGACCCGGTGCTCCACGAGCTCGCCGCGGACCGGGATGATCTGCGCCGGCATCTCGAGGAGCTGCTGGCTCGTCTCATCGACGCGCACCGGCAGGCCCTGCTCGTTCGCCAGGAACCAGAAGGACTCGCCGTCCAGCTTGTAGTTCGTCGCGTGAGACTGCCAGAGCTCCCGGCCCGTCATGTGACGGTTCGGGCGAGCGATGAGCCGCAGGATCGGGTGATCCTCGAGCTCCTGGCTGCCGTCGGCGCTCGGGTCGCCGGAGAACATCCGGAGCTGGAGCCGCTGGAACCCGCTCGAGATCGCCTTGATCGCCGACCGGACCCAGACATTCTCCTCGTAGGGGCGCTCGCTCGTCTCGCGCTGGTCGAGGGTCGTCGAGAGCGACAGGATCTTCGGCGAGTCGAATCCGCCGGCCCGGACATTCACCGCAGGGTAGTCGCCCGAGATCGCCCGACCGTCCTCCGCGAAGTACCGACCGCCGCCCGCGAACATCGACGGATCAGGCAGCAGCAGCCCATCGCTGCCGGCGACGGACTTGACGCGCATCCCGGCACGGGCGCTTAGGGAACGCGCACGAGTCGTGCGGCTCCACTCTTGATGGGCTCGGGTCAAACGGGGAAGATCTCCGTAGGGAGATCCTCGCGATCAAGCGGCCCTATTTCCAGGGCCCTCAAAATGATGGAGTGGGAACGACGACCAGGCAGGCGGAGACTCGGCAGGCGAAGGGTCCGGGAGCATGTCGTGAAGATCCGGCTCTCGCTGGACGACATCCAGGCCATCGCGCCGAACCTCGAGGGCAGCGCCCTAGCCTCGTGGATCCGAGAGGCTGCGCTCCGAAGAGCGAAGGGTGAGGCCCCGCCGAGCCACGGGGGAACAGACTCCCATCCCTAGGAGAATGGAGACTCGGCAGGACCTCGAGTTCTACGCCGGGGCCAGCTCGGTCCAGAGCTCCGCCGCTCGCAGGAAGTCCGCAGCGACGGTGCGCTCCACCTGGTCCCGAGGCTTCTCGAGCCGGATCACCGCTGGTCTGCCCTGCCTCGGGTTGACGGCGAGCCGACCGTCCTTCGTCATGCGCCAAGCGATGAGCCCCGTGCTCGTGTCGGCCACAGCCCAGTAGGACTTGGCCCAGTAGACCTCGCAGACCTCCGCCTGCCGGAGCTCGGTGAGACTAGCCACGGAGCGCCTCCCGGACCTTGCGCCAGTAGCCTTCGGTCTTCTCGCGCTTGCGGTCGCCTCGAGGGCCTCCGTTGTGCCGACGAGCGATCAGCTCCACATCGGCCAGCGTGCCCGTGCCAGCCTCGAGCCGCAGCAGCGCAGCCCTCGAGTACCGATGGGCGTAGGCTCGCACGACGCGCTCGCTGTAGTTCTTCGAGGTCAGGCAGCGGCTGTAGTCGGTCAGGGTCTTGTCCCGCTCCGCGGCGTCGGTGTGGTAGATCCGCCAGATCTGGTAGGGGCCGATCGCGCTGCCCTTGTCGCCCTTGGCACCGATGCCATCGTTCGGACATCCGCCCGTCTCGACCTGGCGTATCGCATCGAGCGTGTCCCGCCAGGAGTAGTCCTGGCCCATCGCCGGAGCGACGAGCCCGAGGAGAAGAAGAAGCCGGACGACACCGGACCAGGGGCGCGGCCCGTGTTGGTGGTTTGAGGTCAGGTCAGGAATAGGGAGACGAGAACTCGCACTGCTCTTCGTGTCGCCCGGCTGGTCGGAATATAGCCTCATGCCGGCACCTCGAGGTAGATCTTGTCCGGGGCATAGGCGGCGATGTAGTCGATGTCGTCGATCGACACGCCCTCCAGCTTGCCCTCGGCGACGAAGGCCATCGCGAGGATCTCGGCACCCGTCTCGATGAGCGAGTCCATCGTGAGGTCCTGAGCCTTCCACCAGTCGAGGAAGGCGCTGTCGCTCTCGCGGATGTTCTTGACCGATGCCATCAGGCAGCGCACCGCGTCGGGCTGGAAGATCGAGGCGAGGTTCTTGTCGAAGTCGAGCTCCTCGCGGTCGTCGTCGGCGTTGTGCCAGACGATCTGGTAGGTCCATGCGTTCTTCATGTCGTCTCCTGTGGTTCTATGGTTCATCGGTCGCAGGCGAGCTCGACGGCGTTCTCGCCGAGCCAGCCTTCGAGGGTCTTGATGGTATCGACCGGCAGGGCGAGGAAGAGGAAGGTGTCCTCGTCCAAAATGGCCCCGCCCTCGATCAGCACGGCGAGCAAGTCCTCCTCCAGCATCGCATCGCAGAACCAGTGCTGCGGGTTGTCGCTGCTCCAGCGGAGCCAGTGCGCCTGGCCATCGGTGTTCGAGCAGGCGAGACGCCCGTCCCAGTATTCCGTCTCATTCGAGAGCTCGACTCCGAAGACGGCTCCCTCGAGGTCGATCTCGAGGTCGTAGCTCGAGGAGGTGTAGCGGTGGGTGGTGGTCATGGTCGTGTATGTAGTTGGTTTTCGTTCGTGACGAACCATCAGCGCGTGAAGGTCTTGCTGCGCTTCCACCCGGCGCTTTCGATTTGTCCCTGCCATTCGGCCCATGCCGCTCGGGCAGCGTCGATGGTCGGGAAGGTTTCGCGGCGCAGGCAATCGACATCGAAGCCCTGCTCGGCGACGAGGAAGAGCGTGCAGGACTTCGAGTTGAAGGAGAGACGGCGGCTCGAAGATCCGGCGCGGGAGAAGATGCGGCTGGTGGTCATGGTCGTGTCTATCGGTTGCGCGGCGCTCGCCGCTGTGTATGACCACATCTTCGACGATCCCGGCCCCGAGGTCTACAGAAATCTCAGATTTCTTGCAGGCGGCACTGCCGGTACCAAAATGGAGCTCCGTCGCCTCGACGCTGCCAAGCGTCTTCGCCCTGGATGTAGGACTTGCCTTGGGCGAGGTAGTACCGATAGCTCCAGACCGGGTATGTCTCGCCGACATCCTCAAGCCTCTTGAACTCGTCTGGCATACAGACCGGCAAGGCCGTGACCTTGTAGTCGCGGATCTTAGTCGGCACGAAGAGCTTGAGCGAGTTCATCAAGCCGCTGGACTCGACCTTATGCGTGCGCTCGTACCGCTCCGTGTATTCGAGGCAGAGAGCCCACAGATGGTCTGCGAGCCACTCGTAGTTGCCGGCGGAGTCTCGCGCCCAGATCGCGCACGGGTGATTCGTATGGGTCGCCTTGTAGAGCTGTAGGGAATCAGCCCAGAGATCCCCGTCGAGGCAGCGGTGCGCTGTAGATAGAAGCTGTGCCGTCTCGAGCACCATTTTCACGAGCAGCTTATCGGGCAGCTCCTTCGCGGCCTGGAATGGACTATGCGAGGTGACGAAGATATTCATGCCGAAACCTCCTGCTCCTCGCGGTCGAGACGCTCGAGGTAGAGCCGAGTGATGTAGAGCCATGCGCCGGCCTCGTCGCGCTTCATGCCGATCGTGTAGTTGGCAGCGCCACTACGGGTTTCGATCTCGAGGAGCAGGTCAATAGCGCAGAACCCGCGGCGGCGGAGCTCGAGGTCAGCACAGAGTTCGATCTCGCGGATGTTGCTCCGGGAGAGCTTGATGTCGTTGGTGATCTTCATGTGGGTATTCTTCGACGACCCCGGCCCCAGGTCTACATAAATCTCAGATTTCTTCGAGGGCCGCTCCCAGGCCCCTAGAACCAGGCCCCGGCAGCCGCACGCCACTGGATCACCAGCTCGTTGTCCCCGCCTCGGCGATTCAGGGCCGGCGCAGCCCCGTCCAGGTTGAACAGGTCGCCGCCCGTCAGCGCGAAAGTCACCTCGCGGATCGACAGCCCGTCGGAAGCGTCGCGCACGACATCGACGACCTGGGCTCCCGTCATCAGGAAGCGGTATGTCTCGTAGTCCCCGGAGCCGACGACCCACTCGAGCCGGTAGATCGTCCCGTCCTTCTCGCCCGTGAACCAAGGCAGATCGGACTCGAGGGTGCCCTCGACCCGGATCGTGCAGGTCGGCGTGCGACTGCCGATCCAGAACTCCTCGATGCCCTCGGCCTCCGCAGCGCAGAGACGAGGCTCGACGCTGTTGCCGATGTCGATCGTGACCCCGGTCACGCACGGCGAGGCCCAGCCTTCCGTCGCGTACTGCTCGCCGGTCCTCGAGATCCGGAAGGTGGAGCCGTTGAACATCAGCGGGCTCCGCTCGTTGTACGGGATGCCCTCGAGCAACGGCCAAGGACCCGTGCCTCCGTCGGCGTTCGAGTCCGCGTGGTCCCAGATCCCGCGACCGTCGAACTCCACCTTGACGCTCGAGTTCATCTCGCCGACGAACTTGACGCTGCCCCGGATCGCCTTCGCGCTGACCTTCGTCCCGTCGAGGAACATCGAGCCCGCGAGCGTGTCGCTCTCCGAGTAATACATCGGAGGCACCGGCGCGTACTGCGTCGGAACCGTCGAGGTCGAGGGCTCGCAGCGCCGGCCCGTGTCCACGAAGGCGCTGCCATCCCAGTAGTGGATCTCGTCGTCATACTCAGCGTTGCCCCGGACTCGACGGAACAGGATCGCGTTGGCCGTCACCGCGTTCGGGGGCACCGGCTCCGTGAAGTATCCACGGCCATGCTCCTCGCCAGTCACCGGGTCGATGAACGCGAAGAGCCCGCCGACCTCGAGCCCGCCGAGGCCGTTGGTCCCGGTGAATGGCCCGCCAGTCGTGATGAGGTGCGACTTCTGGATCACCTCCGTCACCGGGAAGTAGGCGAAGCCGTAGTTCCGGGCACCGCTCGTCGGGATGCTGAACTGAGCCCCGGTCGAGTCGCCGGAGATCGTCGTGGTCTTCGGCAGGTTGCCAGCTTCGCGGGTCGAGTAGACATACTCGTCGCCATCGAAGGTGTCGCCCATGACCCGGTGCTGCACCGCGCCAGGCGTCAGGAACTCGTTGTGCCGGAGGATGCCGCCGGCGGAGCTCGAGGCATCGAGGATCTGGCTCGAGGCGATCTGCTGCTGGAAGATCGGCTCCTCGTGGAAGCCTGAGCCCCGGAGCAGCGTCGTCCACTTCGGCGGGTAGTTGACCGCGTTGGCGCTCGGGCCGACGAGCTCCGTGACCACGCGCACCCGGCAGGTCCGCTGCGACACCGCCTGCTTCGAGGCGGTCAGCGTCTCGCGCAGCGTGGCCCGATCGACCAGCGTCACCTCGGGCACGAACTCGGCCTCGAGGATCCGCATCTCGGCGTAGTCCGGCTCCGTGAGCCAGCCAGCGCGAATCTCCTGGGGCCAGAACTCCTCCATGAGGATGAGCTGCTTCTTCCTGCTGAGTATCGGCATCGTCTTGTCCTAGCTGAGTTTCCTGCCGCCCCGGAGCCTAGTCCGTCGCAGCGCACCGTTCACGATCGGCTGCTGGACCTTGGCCCCGATCTGCCCGAACATCCGCCCGCCGGCCGTCTCGCGCATCGCCAGGATGTCGGCGTCCCAGGTGTCGGGCGACCGCCCGTGGCGCTTGCGGACATGCTCCTTCGCCTCGAGCTGGACTACCGAGCCGTAGCCGTCGGACTTCCGGTCGAAGTGCGTCCAGGTAGCCTGCTGCCACGACCTCGGGAACTTGTCCGGGTCGATCACGAAGATGCCCTCCTGGAGCCCTCGACGGGCGACCCAGTGCATCTCGGTCCGAGTGTTCTTGAACCGCTCCGTCCCGACGAGATCGCCCCACTGGCCCGAGGCCCTCGAGCCGAAGTTCACCGCGTCCACATGGTA